GAGGGCGGAATTGGCGATGGCAATGGAAGGCTTGAGCACACTCTGGGACGCGCAAACTTCCTCATTGAACGTTACGGAATACATGCGTTCCTTGCCGACATCGACGCCGGAAGAGACTACTGGCGAGAGTCCCGCAACGGTAGTGAGTCAATAGTCCAATCATGTATGACATGGTTGACAGATGAAGGTTTCAAAGCCTTTTTTGATCAGATTGATGTACCATTCCCGCATAGTTCTCGGCAGGAATGGCAGCAACGGTATGTAATTAAGATGATGAGTCAATCCTGAATGGCGACTGTCCAAATCCCAATACCTCCTAAATTTATCAGATCCATGAAGGATTTTATGGATGTGATGAATAGGTTTGCGACTACGTCAGCTAGAGCTCCTCATGTGGGGATAATGCCACAAATACCCCCACCACTTCCTCGGCAAAGAATTCCTAGAACTTGGTCGCAGGATGTTTTTTCTGGCTTCAATAGGTGGCAACGAACTTTATCGAGGATAGAGGGTTATTTAGCTACTGACGTAGATCGTTTAGTTATGGCAATAGGTCCAGCAGCTAGATCCTGGCTGATGCGCTTTGACTATATGGGCCTTATTAATCGTGTTCCTATTAGTCAAACGACTTTGAATATTTTAGCTACTCGAACAAGTTTGAGCGCAAGTGAATTAGTTGGTATAATGAATGTGCCTGCGTATCTAGTTATGAAGGCTATTGGATTTTTATTGGTGAAGCCATTTCAACTTTCTGGTGGTGTCGTAACTGATTTTATGGAAGCTGCTAGTTATGGGACTACTATTGGGGGTCTCCGAGCTTATAGAATTACTGCGGGTCGTTTACCGGGGTCTATGCAAGCCTTGGCTGGAACAGCCGCCGCGTATATTGATATTGAATCACCTATGAGTCGGGCATTGTATGGTCTTCGCATTAAACAAATGTTAGATAGTACGAAAACAATGAGTATGGGAATGCTGGCATTGCATGATTTTTTGAACATGCTTCCAGCAACGACTGGGATAATGATAGTTCAATCTATGGGGATTAATTATCCTTTAGATTATTTGCTTGCGATAAGAAGAATGAGTAGAGCTGAGTTATTAATAGAAGCTCAAAAACAAGAACAGTTAGCAGCCAAATTTGAATTACCCCCTGAAGTAACTGCGGCATTTCGTGGTTTGTGGGAGGCGTATCAATCATTTAAAACAAATCTGGAGATTGATTTTATTAATATGATGACTAAGAGGGAAGGTAACCGCCCAAGTTTGATTGAGGGTTTGACAGAACTATCTAAAGGTCTAACTCATTTCACTGATTTTATAGTGACATTGTTAAAAACATTCAAGCCTATAATCGATGGGGTTTATAAGATCGGCTTGGCTCTTTGGACTACAGATCGTAAAAAACTCATTAAAGCTATTGAAATTTTTAAAGATCTTCTAAAATTGATGGTGCGAACAGCCGCCGCGATAGTGCAGAAATTCACCGGTTATGTACTTCCTATGAAATGGTACTATCCTGGTCGTGCCAAATTTATGGAACGAACTCAAGTTCCGGGTGCTGTGCAAGTATTCCGTCCTGGTATTCGACACCCTGGCGCTTGGCGAGGACCTGGGCCTGCTCCTAGCCGAGTTCCGATTTTTAGGCCTGGAGCTCCGCCTAGTAAAGTGCCGATTTTTAGGCCAGGAGTTCATAGGCCGGGTGCAGTAATACGTCAGGTTCCTATTCGTAGACCGGGTGCCGTGCAACGACCTTCACAGGTGCCTCCTGGTAAGGATCGTGCAGGTCCTGTTAGAACAGTTACAGGAGAAGGAGGAATTACTGGACCTACTTCAATTGCTGAGTTAGAGAAAGATCCTAAGACACAGGCAGCAATTGCTGAGTTTCAAAGGCAGTTTCCAAATGTTAAAGATGCTAAGAAGCAGATTTATAGTTTGGTTCGAGGCGAATCTAATATGGGCCGGGACATGGTCCAACCTAGAGGTCAATATGCAGGTTACTTTCAGTTAGGTAGTAATGAAGCATATGGGCAGATGGGGCTTACGAAGCAGCAATTTGCAGCCTTACCTTTCCATAAACAGTTAGAAGCTTATACGAAATGGGTTAAGCGAAATGATCCTGATGGAACAAACACTCGTGATCTAGGTTTGTTCAACGCAGCGAGTGCCCGTAAATGGCAGACTATGCCGGACAGTACTGTCGTTTATCCGGCAGGTTCAAGAGAAGCAAATGCGAATGCAGCAACATGGGCTGCTGCGAGTAATGCTGGAGGTGCTGTCACAATAGGTGGTATCAAAAGATACTATGGTCGGTTCGATGCCGGTGTTATGCAGGAAATATTACGGGCAGGTGGAGCTGTGAAGCCTGCTCCGGCACTACCGCCTACGAAGCCGCCTCCTGCTCCAGGTGGAAAAGAATATAGGGATCCTATTACAGCAACGGATCTAGGACAAGGTCCGGGAGTGTATCGTAGTGGGGAAGGAGCAGGAGGCGTGGCTCATACCCATCAGGGCCAGGATATCATGGCCCCGGCTGGTTCACCGATCTATGCACCTCTAGGTGGTACGATTGTAAAACATAGTGAACATGGTACTTATCAAGGTGATGCGGTTACGACTATTCGATTAGATGATGGTCGGTATGTTCGCATTATGCATCACCATTTAGATCCAAATTTAAAGCCGGGTGATAGAGTAGAGGCTGGTCAGGTTCTTGGTAAGAGTGGTGTTGCTAATCAGGTTCCTCATTTACACTTGGAATTGTGGTCTGGTGAGCCGGGTCGTAGTCAACTTTTAGACCCTGCACGTGAATTTGGTTGGGATAAAGGCCATCTGCCTATTGGTGGAGCAGTAGTAGGAAAAGAGAATGACCTACGAATTCCAGAGGAGAAACCTCCGGCTGAAAAGAAACCAGAAGTTGATATTTCTAAAGATCTAGAGAAGTTAGATACTAAGAAGCCAGAAGAGAAGCTAGAGGCTATTCGTGAACTACAGATGGAGGCTGATCTACCAATTAAAGGCAAAGGCAAGGGGAATGTTCCTGGTAAATATAAGGGAAATGATGCTCCTGGTAGAGATCAGGAATCTATAGGTGGATCTATATTTGAAGCATTAGTGAAGAAATATAAAACAGAAACCATACCTACACAAGGTCCACGTACACAAGAACAGGCTCTTGCTAAGTTGAAACAATTGCTCCCTGTTCAGGCTTGGAGTGGGTCTATAGCTAAATATGCTAAAGACTTTGAAGCACGAGGTGTAACAATACCAGCCGAGGTTAGAGCTAATCTTACGGCTGCTGCACATAACACGAGTGGGAAATTGTTATCAGATCCACAGTTACAAGCCGCTATAATGAGACGTGATTGGAATACGGTTAATAAGTTGATTCACGATATTCCTGTTCAAGAAAGAAAAGTACATTTTCAAGCTGCACCGGTAACAGATATTCCAGAATATGTTGTTCCTAGTGGAGATATTGCCAAGAATGTTGGTCGTCGAAATCTTGCGGTTAAAATATTGCCGGATAGGTCACCGTTACTTGATAAAAGCCAATTTCCAACTTACGTGGGACCAGATGGAGAAACCAGTAATTATCACCATGATTCAAAAGGCAAGACAGAAAAGGTGAAGATTATAAATGAATCTGATAGTGACTTACACTGGGCGACGAACTTGGCTGAAGGTACGGCTCCACTCTAATGCGCTATTATGATATATTCATTGCAGATGCACCTCCTTCATTTGTGCCTAATCCACGTGGTTCTACGTGGAGTAGTCATCCATGGGGTGGAACTAAGCGTGACCCTAGTGCACAGCAAGTTGAACTTTCACTTTGGACGAGCCCTATTCATTCTCCTAGTGGGGCTGGGCAATCTACGGCAGAAATTTATGGTGTGTCTTGGGAGCAAATAGGTCAACAGTCTAAACTCATTGGTAAGGCTGTTACGATCTATGGTGGTATGCATCCTGGATTTCCATTAGCGAATATTCAAGCACGTCCTGGCTTACCTGGTCTATTGATGCAGGGTCGTATTACACAGTCTTGGGGAAATTGGCTAGGGACACAAATGTCTGTTGGATTTGTGATCAGCCCGGCAGGTGACACATCTGGTGCTGATAGTACATCTCCTACCACACCATCTCCGGCAGGAGGTGGTGAAGCACCGGCAGCCCCGGCAGCACAAGCTCAAATGACCCGTACAGGTCCCAGGTCTATAGATCGTAAGCCTTTTGCTATAGCTCCGCCAACGGTGTCTCAGCGTGGTATTGGTGGTGACTTTACTGACTTTGCAAGTATTGGTCAATCGTTCGGTAATGCAACATCAACGTTTGGTGGGATTGTTAATTCGTTTTTTGGTGGTGGCGGTGGTTTGATTTCTCCATTGAACTTTATTCATAATTTGATGCCTAATATGCCATTGTCTGGTGCAATTCAAGAGACCATATCAAAGGTATTTCCTAATGCTAAAACAGATATTCGTATTTCTGATGCACTGAAGCTTGCTTATCAAGATGCTGGTATGTACCAGAATCTTGAACAATATGCTCAATTTATTAAACAGCTTAGTCAGTCTATCTTAGGGAGTACTGGCTATAAAGGTGTGATGACTGTTCCATATGCTAATACACTTCGTGTATTTGATGGTACGAAACAACCTTACGCTTACAATCAAATTACTGCTGAAGATTTGATTGGACAACCAACATGGGTCGGGGTGGCTAAAGTTAATATCATTTCTGTTATGCGTAGTGATATTGTACCGGGGAATATGATAACGTTACCTTCTAATATTCTTATGGCCGTTAGTCAAGGTGCGAATGTTGCGGGTAATACCCAGAGAACTAATTTGAGTTTTACTGGTCAGTTAAGTGTTGAATCTGTCCACCATGTTGGTGATTTCAGAAATCCTGATGGAGCACAATGGGTTACGGTGATAGTGGCTAATGATCCTATGCAAGGACCACAAGTGACAAATCCACCTGTTAATGTGGAGCCTGTACCTTCTACTATATTGCCTCTTGCTAGTCAGTTTGCAGGAGGTATAATTCCGATGAGTGCCCCATCTTCCCGGTTAATGAGCCGTTCTGCTAGAGGTTATTAGTAGTGGCGAAAGATGTCCTTATAGGCGTACAGATTCAAGACACTCAGCTTCAGGATCTCTTGAAGCGGATTGGTAATCTGACTGCGTCTATTAAGACAATAGATGCAAGCTTTATACATCTTAGTCAAACTATTCAAAATACTAATCAAAATATGCAGCAGATCACAGCTACGCTGCAAGCGGCTGCTGCACAAACGAATAGAATGAATCAGAATGTTACGAATATTACACGTCATATTTATAGGTGGGGAGCATTAATCAGTGGTATGGCCATGCTCTTGGGTGGAGGTGGCTTGTTTGGAATGCGTAGGCTTGCTGATGATCTAATAGCAAGGCGGAGGAGGGACCTTGCTGGTGGCGGTGGGTATGCAGAAAGAGCATATTTTGAAACACAAGGTAAATCAATATTAGATGATCCATCGGGGTTTTTGGCTAAGATTCGTACTGGCCAGACCCATATGGGTGGCCCTGAATATCTGGCAATGAAACGATTGGGTCTTTCGGATACAGATCTTGATCCGTCAAAGACTAAAGATGTAGAGGTTATGGAGAAACTGCTGCCATTGATGGCTAAAAAAGCAGCAGAAGTAATGCGGGAAAATCCAAGACAATTTGGTGATATCTGGGATAATCTATTTGGTCCGATATTAAAGTCTGATGAAGCTCGCAGACTGGCAACTCCAGAAGGTAAAGCAGCAGCAGAAGGAATAGCAGAACGAAGTAAATTATGGCGTGAGAGAGTTAAGCCAGAAGACTTGGAGGCTTGGACTAAGTTTTGGGAACAAATTAAGACTTTTACGACTACTTTACAAGTTGATGCGACTGTACTTTTAGCACCTCTAGCTGTATCTCTAACAGAAGTGTCTAAAGGATTTTCAAATCTGGCTGATATACTCACTAAGCTTGCTGGCATGACTGATTTAATCAGTGGACTTAGTATGGCCTTGAGTGATTTTGGCAAGATGTTACAGAGTGAAAGTGTTGGTGAATTAATTCAGAGATACATTACACTCGTATCAGACGTTGTAAAGTTCTTTATCAACAAAGAATGGCAAGCTATCCAGTGGCTCTTCAATAAACTTATGGGCACTGGAGGTGGAGGAGGTGCTGTAGATCAATTTGGTAACCCTATATATACTGATCAAAATGTTCAGGCTGGTCCACATGCAGGTGAAGGTGGAGGTGGAGGTGGAGGAGGCGCTGCTCCTGCTCCTGTGCCCCCTGGTGAGCCTCATGGAAGGCGGGGCTCCCTACCTCCCGGTAGTACTCCTCCAGCATCAGCACCATCTCAAACCGGTGCTGTACCCGGACCCGCTCCCCTCACCCGGTTTATTCCGGGGCCGAGGGCACCATTAACTCCTATGACCAAGACTACTCCAACTGCTGCTGGCTCTACATTTAGTAACTGGCAATCTATCACTGGACCCGCAGCACCATTTCAAATGCCTGGTTCTGGTGGTGGATCAAGTAATCGAAGCGTTCTCTTTAATAACCAGAACTCTTGGAAAGCGGGTGCACAAATGATGGCTCCTCCGGCTGTAACTGGTGGAGGAGGTGTTACAGGATCAGCAGGTGGAGGTGTGTTACCAGGGCAAGAAAGATTAGGTGCATTGGATTTAGGTAATTGGCAGAGTACCAAAACTGCGAGTTTAGTTGTAAGACAAGTACCAAGTGCTAATCTTCATCTAGCTGCAACTGCGATGGCTGGAATGGGTGTCTAATGCCTGCATCTGCTGCTGCAACCGGAAAACAACTGTCGTTCCAAGTAAACCCGATTATCTTAACAGGAGGTGTTGCTGCTAATATTCCAGCCGGTGTTCTCCCGCTTGCGCAACTTTTCTATGGAACAAGTCCAACTGGGTTGGGATTGCCATACAATCCCAATAAACTTGATGATGCCTTTGGAGCCTTCAATGTGTTACCTGGAGGAACTCTTATCGCACAAGCGGTTGCTAAGTACCCATTTGCTAATCAACACGTTGCCGCAAATGCAGTGATTGCTGAACCACTAACTCTGTCGGTGATTATGGATGCACCAATGCGAGGCCCACAACCATTTGATGTTAAGAGTGCTATTTTTTCGGCGTTGAAAGCAACACTCGATGCTCATAATAATGTGGGGGGATTATATACTGTCTATACTCCTGCATTTATGTATCAGAATTTGGTTTTACTTTCTTTAACTGATAATTCAAGAGGGAATAATTCACTTCCACAGAATGCATGGCGGTTTGATTTTGAAAAACCACTCGTAGCACAGGAGGATGTTGAATTGGCTTTAAATCAATTAATGTCCAAGGTTAGCAATGGGACACCGACACAACCGAATCAGTCTGGCCCATTGCCAGGATCAAGCACAGGTCAGGCACAATACTTGCAGAGTCCGAATGCTGGTTTGGGAGCTAATATCTTCACTGGTTCTCCCTATACACTAAACTCTGGCAATTGGAGTAATTATCCTCCGATCGCGAGCCAAGGCGGGTCTCCATTTAATGGTATCTCATGACAACTATTATTCCATTCATACCATCTAATTTGTTGGCTCCAAGATTTGATGTTGTATTAGATGGTAATAACTACAATGTTGTGGTGACTTGGAATATTTCTGCACAGAGATATTACGTTAATGTTTATGGAATAGATGGGTCGTGGATTATTACAACTCCACTTGTTCAATCACCACCGGCTCGGGCTGTTAATTCTTTTGCCTATGATACCATAAGAAGAATAGCTATGGTGAGTTTTGTAGATCCATCATTGTGGCCTATTCCATTATCTTCTGCTGGAACCTTGACTGCTCCTGGTACAATGGTTGATTATACCTTAGAAAATTTCGATCCTCTTGTGTTGAATGCTACATGGCGATCTTTGCATATTGATAGTACAAACTTTTCTTTTCAATTAGCTGATAATCCTGGTACGATTAATATTCTTGGTTCTGTTTCTAGATATCTAAATATGGTTGGAGGGATATTTCAATCTACCTTAATCTATCGTAATGGGTCCTTCGAGGTTAATCCGTAATGGGACGTTATGACGCACTAAAACATCCGTTCGCAGTTTCTATGGGAGGTTGGGCCTATAGAAAGACGAATGATGCCCAAGAAAGACAACCAAAGTCTATTCCATGTCATGTGACTAAGGTTGATAAGGACTTTATCACAGTAGCCTTTGAAACACAGAATAATATTTTTACTCCACCTACAGTTAAGATACCGCAATCATGGTCTAAGTTTTCTCGTGAGCCAACACAGGTTGGAGATAAGGGTTATGCGGTCCCCGGTGATTACTATCTGGGTGGCGTTACTGACGATGCTGGTGGTTCTACTGATTTTTATCCTCGTGGCAATCTAACAACTTTGTCGTTTAATGGCATCAGCCATAAGAAGAGCCCAGATCGAGACTATGATCAACTAACTCATATGGGTGGTCCAACCGGCTGGATTGTTGGGCCGTTCCAAAAGCAGCAGGAAGATCAACAGAATCAACAGAATCAGCAGACCCAACAGGTCCAAACAGCACTTGGCTTAAATCGAACATCATCCTTTAGCAGGCAGCAACAGAGTCTCCGAACCAAGGCTGGTCTCCCCGGTTTACCGGGAATTCCAGGACTTCCCGGTTTACCGGGAGGTGGGATAGGTGGTATTATTCAACAGGTGTTAGGTGGATTGTTAGGTGGTCAGCAGCAACAGCAGCAGAAAGATAAAACCTGCTTTAGCTTTGACAAGAATGCTAAATGCTTGATCCAAAGTAAGGATGAAAAGCATAACGTGACAGTGGACCAACAAAATAAGACAGTATCTATGAAAGCCGATGGAACTATTTATCATGACCCCGGTAGTGGTAAGGTCTACCTTGGCGGTGATGGAAAGGATGGAAAATATTGTCGAATAGGGACAGAGTGTGGTATCAGTCAGAATGTGTATGCGAAGGTTTAAATGCGAACCTACGGTCGAACCAGAGATGTATTAACCGGAGCCAAGACGTGGTGGGTGGTAACGACTGATCAAAATGGATTTAATGATTCTGTCTATTTAACGACACTGGCTCAGGTATGTAAACTGAATTTAGGCGAAAGCCCATTTTTTGCGAACTATGGTATACCGGCTCACCCGTCAGTAGTTCTTCAGATATACCCAGACTTCTATATGGCTCGAACACAACAGCAATTTGCTCCATATTTTGCTTCGCTTATTATCATTCCAGCTCCTATTGCCCAAGGATCAGCAGGTAGTGATGATGGTAGACCAGTTCCAGCGTACAATATCAGTGTCCTAACAAACTATGGATCTTTGATTGGTGTGACAACAGCACCTAGTTATCCTCAAGAGCAGCCGATATAGGTCATGGCAATTCTACCACTTATAATGACTCCTCAAGGTTTGCAGCCCGCAGCCCCGGTAGATCTGCGGAATAGGCTGATTACATTAGTTGCAGCGAGTAATCCTGACTACACGGCTAATCTTCCTGGCTCCTTAATCGAGGACATTTCTAGTACAGATGTCTACGCTTTGGTGGAGAGTGATAGCTTTTTGGTTGATCTTGTTAATTCTATTACTCCTTACGGGGCTAATCCTTATCTTCTTAATCAATTAGGTATCTTATATGGAGTAGATCGTCAGCCAATCACCAATACGGCTGTCTATGTCGTCTTTTCTGGTACTCCCGGTTATGTCGTAGGTCAGGGGTTTGTGGTTGGTGATGGTACATATCAATATGTAACCCAGAATGGTGGGATTATTGGTATGGATGGGAATACATTGCCGATGTATGCTTTGGCGACTATACCGGGAGCATGGTCTGTAGCTCCGAATACCGTTGTGCAGATGATAACTTCGGTGCCAGCTAATGTATCACTTTCTGTTAATAATCCAGTTTCTGGTATTCCTTCTCAGTCTGGTGAGCCTATATCTATTTATAGAGAGCGGTGTTTTACAGCCGGTCTGGCTGCTTCTACTGGTATGGCTCGGTATCTTAAGACTCTGTTGGCTAATGTACCGGGAGTTCAAAACCGGTTAATTTCGGTGCAAGAACAGGAAGACCTTGAAACCTTTACAATCATAGTAGGTGGTGGTGACCCTTATCAGGTGGCTTATGCGATTTGGAGTGCTGATTTTTACACTCCAGGTCTTTCTGGTGCGCTTATTCGTGTTACCAACATATCAAATACGAACCCGATCGTGGTTTCAACCGCAGACAACCACAACCTCGCAACTGGGAACGTGGAGGTTGTTTCTGGCAATGTTGGTGTTCCGCTTATTAACGATCTTCCTTATCCTATTACAGTAATCAATGCACAAAGCTTTTCTATCCCAGTTGATGGCACTACAATGGGAACCTACCAATACGGGGGAATTGTTACTCCTAATCCTATTAATGAGCTCGTTACTGTATCTGATTATCCAGATGGGTTTGCTATTCCATTTGTTATTCCGCCTCAGGAAGTTGTATCTATTGTGGTTACCTGGAAAACTGATTCTCCGAATTATGTATCACCTTCTGCTATTGCACAGGCTGCAACGCCAGATATCATTGACTATATCAACAGTCTACCCGCTGGTACCACGCCAATTAACTTGAATGTATTGAATGAGGTATTCCTTAATTCTATTTCGAATATTTTGGCTGGAGAATTAGTTATAGATCTCGAATGGGTTATATCAGTAAATGGTGTTGGTGTCTATCCAACAGCAGGGACACAGGTTATCTACGGTGACCGGTATAGTTATTTCTACCTTGATGCAGCACACATATCGGTGATCGAGGGCTTTTAATGCTGATCTTACTCAAACCAGCATTAAATTCTGTAGTCCCTATTGGTGCACGATCTGTTCAAGTCGCCGATACAACTATGGGGGCTCAAGGCGGGATCATCATAAACCCGCTATCGGCTGTTGATCAAGGTTTGGCTTATACTGAATCTTTATGGGTCAACTTACTTGGTGATGCAGTTACATCACCGGCTAATGGGACTAGCGAACTACTCCCAGGACAAGCATTTCTTGTTCCGCCCTATACGAATGTCTTTGTTACTTCTGTTAGTTCTGGTCATAAGTTTACATCGTTCTTTACTTCGAATTATACAGTTCCTTATCCACCTATTACAACGCCAGGACAACAGGGCACAGGAGGTTCTTCGTTTCCTCCTGTAGATGTAACCGGGTTAACAGATGTAATTCCGTCGTACCTATACCAAGAATATAGTGACGATGATGATTGTCAGGGGTTTGTTGCTGCACAGAACCAATGCCAACAGGATTATGTTGATACTTTCAATGCTTTGAATTTACCGATTTACACCGGTCATCCGTCATTAGTGGCTGGGGCATTGCTAAATTGGGTGGGTGCTGGTCTATACGGAATGGCGAGACCAGCGTTAAGTTCTGGCCAGCCGGTGATAATGGGTCCGTTGAATACCTGGGGACCTAACTGGATATACCCAAACTGGAGCACACCACCATCTGCTGTACAGATCCAATTTGGGTTGAATGAAATAGAAATGTTATCAGTTGGGGATGTTGTTACTACTGATGATGATCTATACCGTAGGATCTTAACTTGGCATCTGTTTAAGGCTGATGGAAATTACTATAGTGTTCGGTGGGTCAAGCGCCGTGTATGGAGATTTGTATATTGTCAAGATGGGCAATCAACAGATTTTGCTTGGGATCCATTAATTAAAGGAACACATCCTGGTGATTTTGCTGATGCTGATGATGCTTTTATAGCAGATACAAGCCAAATTAGTGTATCAACCGGTGTGGATCAGAATGTAACTATTAGATTTGTTCTTGGCTTACGGACAGTTATGGGGGGAGCTTTATTGAACCAATTCGGACCTAATGGATTTGAGCCTGCTGCTGCGACTACACCTCCGTGGGACATTGGTAGTGAAACACAAGGTGGGATCACACTGAATGATTTAGAAACAACGTATGTCCCATACCCACCACTTCCGTATATGCAAACATTCAAATTTGCATTGGATGCAGGGGTGTTGGAAGTGCCTTACCACTTCAACTTCACGTGCTGTATAGGATAGGGCGTTATCATGACAATTCTTTGGAGCAATAACGCTTCTACAACTATCTCGGGAAGCATCACGGCAGTGAGCACCACAGTTGCTCTTGCAGCAGGGACAGGCGCTAAGTTTCCTAATCCAACGGGTGGTAACTACTATGTCGCCACATTCTATGATCAGGCTACTAAGACTGTAAATGAAATCGTCAGAGTCACCGCCATGGCGGGTGATGTGGCAACGATTGTGCGTGCTCAAGAAGGCACGGTTGCACGCGCTTGGAATGCTGGTGATATCTTTGCCAATCTTGTCACTGCGGGTACACTAAATGCCTTCGTGCAAGCGGGTACTGGTCCGGCTAATACTTCTATTGTGTATGTCGGTACAGATACCTCTGCTACTCCTGGCCTTATCATCTGTGCCACGAACCCCGTCCCCGCATCTCTTGCTATTGGGATGCTGTTTAATATCAAGGTGAATAACACCAATCCTGGTGCGGTGAACTTGCAATTGAACGGCGGTGCCAGCGTCCCAGCTATGCGGACCGATGGTTCAGCAATGATCGCTGGCAACATAATCGCTGGCGAAGAGTATATGTTCGTTTATCAGGGCAGCCATTTTACTTCGACCATTCCACCTATTCCGCAATCGCCGCCTCAAACCACATTCTATGTGCGTTCTGATTCTACTAGCGTGGTGACCGGTGGTATAGAAAGCAATTCAGGGTTTGCCAATACTGCTGGCTCTGCTTTCAAGACAATCCAAGGCGCAATGAATACCATTGCTGTCAGATATATTTCACAGAATTCTATTACGATCAGGGTAGCTGATGGTACCTATACTTCTGGTGCCTTTGCAACTACGAATTATATTTCCGGATGGAATATCATCGGCAATGTTGCTAATCCTGCTAACTGTATCATTGATGTTAGATCCACGGTTGGTTCTTCTTATGTTCAGGGATCTGCTCCTGGAATCGGTTTCGACGCTAATCCAGGACAGATATATGCACAAGGCTTTACGATCTTAGCTTATTATGCGAATGCAGGGTGTGGAGGTAGTTCATCGGTTACTCTTGATACGATTAATTTTAATCAGCCTGTTTCTGGTGGACCCTGTATATCTGCTGATGGTGGACTAGTATCACTTCGTGGTACATGCAAGTATACTGGAACCAGTTCATGCCAAGCTTTGTTTGAAGCTAATAGCAGCGGGCGAATGATATTAGGGTACCATGATATCTATAGTGCTGTACCACTAACAATGAACATTGCAGGCACACCATCTTTTGGTGGTGGGACAGCCTTCGCTTATGCTGGTGGAACCATCCAACTTGATTCTGCTGGTGCTCCTGTGACCTTTACCGGTGTTGTGCCAACAGGACCACAGTATCTCGTTAAGAATGGTGGCTTGCTTGCCTTTGTTGGTTCTGCTACTCCAGGATACCCAGGATCAGCGACTGGGGTGGTTGATGCGACAACTTACGGATCTATCATGGTTTGGTAATAGGAGAAAATAATGTCAACACCCGTTGCCGGACTTATATCTCAGACTTCTTCTACACCCGGTATTCCCGGCAATGCTATCTCTCCGAATCAATCGGGCGGATACATTGTGAATCCGGCAGCAGCGGCAGATCAGGGATTAGCTGTTGCTGAAGTACTCTTTGTTAATCAAGTTGGCAATGCAACGACCAATGCCAATGGAACGACGATTGCTCTCCAACCCGGTCAATCCTATACCGTAATTCCGCTGACTACAACGGCGGTCAGTGTCGCTGCTCTCAGCGCCAACCATAAATTCACGGCGGTTCAGTGGCCATGACTGATCAACCTGTTGCTACTCCATTCGAGTCGGTACTTGGTTCTGGTGCTGGTGGTCCGCTAACCGCGCCGACACCATGGGTATCGACAGGTGGTGGAGTTTATTTTGGTGGAGCGGCATTGCTTGGTTCCGCTTCTGGTGGACTTCAGACCCCAGGTTCATTAAACTGCCAAGGTCTATATATTAATGGAGTTGCAATTAACACGTCTAATTTCCTTCCGGTAACGGGAGGTACGATGGGTGGGCCGTTAATTCTGTCAGCAGATCCAACAGCTAATCTACAAGCTTCCACGAAGCAATATGTTGATAGTAATGTCACAACAATCAATACTTCTCTCAATAACTATTTGTTGAAAGCCGGTGGAACAATCACAGGTAATTTGACTATAAATGGATCGACTACTCTATCTGCAGACCCAACACTGGCTCTGCAAGCTGCTACGAAACAATACGTGGACGGTAAGTTCAGTGGCGTCATAGGGATACCAGACGCTACGGCAGATGGCAGCACCTATGGCCGGAACAATAATGCTTGGTCAAATGTCATTGATGCAGGAACTTACTGATGGCTTCCAATATCCTTAAAATTCTGCGCTCTCTGTCAACCGGTGTTCGGCCATCTGGTCAGACATATGGGGTTCCATATGTTAATTTTGGTGATAATCAGTTTGGTGTGTTTGATTCTGGTAATCTTGCCAGGGATCTTATTGGCGTTCCTTATTTTTCTGCTTCTAAAACTTATTCGGCAGGAAATCCTGTAGTTCAAAGTGGGTCACTTTACGTTGCCAATGGGGCCATTTCAGCCGGAGCATTTAACGCAGCACAGTGGACCCTTGTTACGGGAGCTCAGCAAAAGAGAAACTACATCATCAATGGTGGCATGATGGTGTCAGAGTTAAATGGACAGGTTGCTGGGACACAAAGTGGCTATTATGTAGCTGATCAATTTTATGTTGGTTTTACTCTGAGTGTTGGTGCAATCAGTACTGTTAATGTTGTTCAATCATCGTCTATTAGTGGTTCACCAAATCGTATTCGATGTCAGTGTACAACGATTAATGCTTCTCCAGCAGCGGGTGACCAACTCGGCTTTACGCACAAGATTGAAGGCTTGAGAACAGCAGATCTTCAATGGGGTACAGCATCTGCTAAGACTATCATAATTCAATTTACGTGTCGTTCTAGTGTTGCTGGGACTTATCCACTCGCAGTTCGCAATGCGACGGGTACGCGAAGCTATGTCGGGCAATATACGATCGCAGCCGGTGAAGTTAATACGGAGGTAGTTAAGTCTGTTGTCATTCCGGGTGATGTGACTGGTTCATGGCCAACTGATACCGGAACATCATTCTTGCTCAATTGGATGTTGATGTGCGGTTCGACTCTTCAAGGCACACCCAATGTGTGGTCTTCCGCAAATGTCGTTGGCTTTTCCGGTAACGCCAACCTGATGACGGTGGCGAACAACTTCTTTGATTTGATGGATGTTGGGCTCTACCAAGGCACAACTGCACCTCCGTTTCAAGTACCAGAGTATGATGTTGAATTAGCCCATTGTCAACGCTATTGGGAGAAATCCTATAACAGAGGCACCAATCCAGCGGGGACAGGCGCGCTGACCGGTGCTGAATCGGTTATGGCTGGTGGATTGACTGGATCGTCCGCACAATTAGGCAAGTCGGTGCATTACGGAGTACGCAAACGGGTGATTCCAACCATTACCTTATACAGTGCGCAAACCGGAAGTATCGGCAAGCTTTACGACACGATTGCCGCTGCTGATATTACAGGCACCGCAGATTCGGTGAGCGATTTTCAATTTCGCGCCTTCGGTACTGCGTCGGTGAGCGGCGGCGTGGCGGGGATTTATTGGCACTGGATAGCAGACGCGAGGTTACCATAAGGAAGAACCTAATGCAAATCGTCATTAGTTCTGGACACGGAAAACATGTCCGAGGGGCCTCCGGATATCTAGATGAAGTAAATGAAGCTCGTAAGGTGGTTGAACAACTAGCGAATTATTTGTTCGCTATGGGTATCGGTGTGGTAACTTTCCATGATGATACTTCGACATCACAAAGCCAGAATCTTGATACTATAGTCAACTACCATAACATGCAGACACGTAATCTTGATGTTAGTGTCCATTTTAATGCCTATCAAACAACTTCTAAACCAATGGGTACAGAGGTATTATACCTCACGCAACAAGACCTCGCGGCGGAAGTCTCGAAGGCGATTGCCACTGCTGGACGGTTGCCTAACCGAGGTGCTAAGAAGCGTTCTGATCTTGCTTTTCTTAATGGTACTGATGAGCCAGCCATACTTATTGAAGTATGCTTCGTCGATAGTAGTGCGGATGCTAACCTATATCGAACACACTTCAAGGCTATTTGCAAAGCCATTGCAGATGTAGCCAGACCAACTGATCCAGAAACACAGGTTCATAACCCTGCGCCAATTCCCGACAATCAAACGAATATTGTCGCCTCTGTCTTCGGCGGGGCGTCTGATTATAATGTTAGTGCTTATGATGAAGATAAAGTGCTTAATGATAGCGATCTATATATTGCGTTGCCAGATCGCTTTAGTGAAGAGAGGCCTGAAGTACGTATCTTCAACAGAGAATCAGGACAATCAGCCGTAGCTGAGATCTGGGATGTTGGGCCGTGGAATACGGATGATCCTTATTGGGACAAGGGTACCCGACCGCAAGCCGAGTGCGGAACTGATATGACAGGCCGCACGACGAACGGGGCCGGTATAGACCTCTCACCGGCTCTAGCGAAAGCTCTTAAGATAGATGGGATGGGCACTGTGGACTGGGAGTTTGTCAGCTAAATGTGGTGGGCGGCGACAGCAATGTTATTTTTGATTTTGGTTCATGGCCCTGATGGCCAGGAAATCGAACTCAATGTAACTGAAATTTCTAGTATTCGGCAAATAAGAAAAGATGCATCCGACGTTGGTGTTCAGCATTTCGCCAGAGGTGTAAGATGCATTGTTATCATGACCAATGGCAAGTTCATAGGAGTGATCGAAACGTGCCGTGAGGTTGTACAGAAGATTGCCAAGGTGGAAAATCATCCTAGTGAAGAGAAGAAGTAATGAAGTATGAAAGATATACGCCCTGGTTGTTATGATCAAAGCCAAGCACATATTTCCTTCTTTACAGGAGTTACGCAAGGATCCGCGACTTGTGTAGGAACGTTAATAGCGATACCTTACATACCTCCGGCTTCAATAGGATATGCATCTAGTCAGAATATTGTATCAGGAGTTGGTGCTTCGTTTGCTCAAAGTAAAGGAACTGCGGTTTGTGTCGGTAGTGTATCAGGAGTCGGTGCTTGGTCTACTCAAAGTTATGGAACTGCGGCTGGTGTTGGTGGGGCGACGGGCGTCAATGTGCAAAGTGGTGTCACTGGCGGCTTAGTCGCGACGCAAGTGCAAGTCAACAGGCATAATTTCGTTACCTCTCAGACCAGTAAGAGCGTGACGGGTGCGGCGGTCGGCAGCGGCAACTGCGTCGTCGGCTCGCTGACCTGGATGCCTTCCGGCGCAATGGACATATCAGGGCTAACGTCGATTACTGACGACAAGGCTAATAGCTATACGATCATCGATTCCCTCGTCGATACGACCAACCATCATGCACTTGTCACGTTCATCAAGTGGAACATCACCAATGCGCCGTCGACGATTACGGCGACTTTCAACAATTTCTATCAACGCCAGGATTTGGCTTGGGCCGAGTACACCGGCGTCGCGGCGGGTGATCCGCGCGACGGCCACAGCATCAATTTAATTCCGAGTGTTGCGGCCACGACCGATGCCGCAACATCAGGCAATTTCACCACCACAGCAGTCAATGATCGAATCTGGGCGGCGCTTATCGATACCAGGGGATATAGCAATGGTTACCTCGCTGGGACTGGTGGCGTAAAGAACGCTTATTGGTTCTGGAACAACGGTGCGATCGAAGATCGGCTGAGCAGCAGCCTCGGAACGATAGCAGCAACATTTACGGTCGGTCCCCAGGGCTCGGCTTCGCAAGGCGCACCCTGTGATGCCCTGGTTGCCGCGGTCGCGCTCAAGGGCGTGCTCGGCGGTGGTGTGGCCAATGCGGTCGGCAAGGCGTCCGGGACCGGCAGCGCGCTCGCGACCATTGCTCGCGCGCCGTTGCACGTGTCGAGTGGTCAAATTGTTGATGGTAACAATAATCCATGGCGTGGCCTAGGTATCGCCGTAATCGATCATCTCGTCGTGGAGCAAGGCGCGGCGATGTGGACGAAGATAAAGTCCTGGTGGCCGCTGACGAAGCTGGTCCGGCTCGCCTGCTACGCCACTAATCCTCCGGCAACGTGGGCGCCGTTCATTAATGCGGCGACGGCTGACGGCTGCTATGTCGTGCTGGAGCATCACCCTGGCTCCGATTTCGCCTACACTGGAGCGGTGCTTGCCGAGGAGTCGGCTTGGTACGCTTCGCTCGCGCGCTACTACAATCAAAACCCGTTCGTGCTGTACCAGACCATCAACGAGCCGGGCGTTGCGGCCAGAGGCAGCAACGATCAGATGCGGGCGACCTACGACGCGCTGCGTGGTGCTGGCTACACCGGCATGATCTTCTGTGAGGCTGGCGAAGGCGCGGACGGCTATTCATGGTCGGTGTCGAGTTCAGCATCGCTGTTTGCGACCATGACCAACGTGGCGTGGGACATCCACTCCTATAATTGGCAATCCAATTATTCGACCAGCAGCGCCGTAATCACCTCCGACATGAATTCTCGCATTGTTGATATGCAGACAGTACACTCGGCTGATGGTGTGATGCCGTGCATTTGTCTCGAAACCGGCAACTCGACGGCCGGTAACGCCTATGATCCGGGCGGTCCGCAAACAGTCTGGGCGGCTTACCAAAACTTGAATTTGACTGGCGTTACGGCTTGGGTGTGGGGAGACTTCACCGGCTTCACCAACGACTTTAACAACCTGACGACCGATGCGGTCGGCACCGGGATCACCAAATACGGCTATCAGGTCCAGGCTTTTCTTTCGCCGAGCACCGGTTTCGGTATGGCATCAGGCACAGGTAGCGCTCCTGGCAAAGCACCGCCTCCGGCTGGTATTTCGCGGGCGCAAGGCAAGGGTGCCAATGGAGGCGCGGCGGCGACAACTCTGGCCGTCACGCTGGATTCATCGGTTTACAGCGGTAATTTCGTCTGCGGCGCAGTTTCCTATAACCGTAATCACACGCTTTCTAGTGTCACTGACGATAAGGGTAATAGCTATAACCTTGAATCGGTGCTCGATGATACCGCAAATGGGCAAAAGACTTGCGGCTTCTCGCGCGGCAACATCACCAACGCGCCGATAACGATCACCGCGAATTTCGCTGATGCGACGCAAGCTCGCAGCATCGTAGTTGATGAGTTTTACGGCATTTTGGCTGCGACCGATCCGCGCGATACGCATGGCGGTCAAACAATGGGTAATGCGACAGGCACCGGTACCAATGCGGTGACATCCGGCAACTTCACCACCACGGTCAATGGCGATCTGCTGTATGGCGCCGAAGCCAACGTGTCAGCCGGTGATGATGGTAGCACTACAGTGACAGCGGGTACTACAAGCAATGCGACCTATACATTAACAGGAACTGATTCTGGCGCGAGCAGCAATCAAGCCGCGCAGATCAAATCGGAATGGGCGGTGCAATCGACGGCGAGTGCGACCACGGCAGCGACCTTTACACATTCATTAGCAACAGGTCGCACTGTTATATTGATTAGTGCAAAGCATGGATAGAAGAAACTATGGATCCTGCTACGTTACTTCTTATTCACTGGCTCTATGCCAAAGAATGTTGTGAAGAACAGCACTGTCACCCGGTTAATTGTGATGAAGTTATTGATCTCAAAGAAGGTTGGAAGTGGAAAGATAAAACCTTTACCAGAAATATGTTGCGGGTTTCGCCGGACGGTGCCTGTCACGTCTGTATAACGATAGAGCCAATTTGCATATATCTCCCCCCCAAAGTATAAAAGAGCCGGTGTATCATGAAGATACACCGGCTCGATGCATTATAGCATCGAAGTTAGTCGGGTGTCAGGCTGTGAAGCACCCGACAGGGAGGCTCTGCTTACGGCAAGACGTTGGTGAAACCACCACCGACACCGAACCCGGTGTTAGCAGCACCGGCGTTCGCGTTCCCCGTACCACCGGGGCCGGTGATCACACCGGCTCCGGAAGCAGACAGACCATTGGTCTGGCCGATACCGGCAGAGAGGCTACCCACCGGAGTCGCAACCGCGACGCCAGCAGCCTGAGAGGTGTTCACACCGGCTCCGGCCGCTGCGCCAGCAGCAAGACCCGTGGTGGCAGAATGAGCCGCCACCGCAGTGATGCTACCAGTAGCTCCACCACCAACAGCGATGGTGGAGGCCGCTTGCGCTCCGCTAATCGACAACGCGACAATAGCGGCACTAGCAAGATACTTAATCATAGGCACGTTACTCCTTCTATGGTGCTGCCTCTTCGCTAATGAACCCGAACACGGCAGCGTTGCCGGGCCATATCGTAATCATCACAAATTTTGATTTCACCAGTTTTGCGCATCCTTACCTCTACCGGTCCACCAGCGTATTCAGGTGGCTGTTGTTCTGCTGTTGTCACAGCAGTAGCCGTGACAGCGTAGCCAGAATAACCGGGATATTGTGGCAGGTACTGGACACATACTTCTGGCATCGATCGGTATATTTCCGGGGTGAGGCAGAGACGTGCAACTGCGGCCTTTTTCAAGTTAAAGCTCCACAGTGTACGAGCATCCAAACGAGCCGCGCAACCGGGGTCTGGGACAGTAGTACCGAAACTGGCACCCCACCCAAGGGCCGACCCGCCGCCAGAAACCGACCCAAGGCAGGTTTCCAAACCAGCAGCAGTAAGACCCGGTGCGAAAGTAGTTGGAACATTGGAAAGGGAACCACTTTCATGGACATTGCTATTGACTGCTGCTGTTGTAGCGGCTGGAGAAGAACTATTAATAGTTAGGCTTGATTTAGCCTTAGGACTTGAAACTGCATTGCTAGAAGCATTCCCACCTGTAGCATTCCCACCCCCGATTGCTACAGCCCCTGATGTAGAAGTTGAACTTGATATGCCGGTACCAACGCCGATACCTGTCGCAGTTTGAGCAAACACCGGTGACGCTACCCCCAAAAGGATAGCCGCCCCAACCATTCGTTTCATGTGTGGTAACTCCCCATAGCCGCCAACCCACAGGCACCTTGCCACATATTTGTCTGGACTGCAACAGGTAAGACGGGGTTATGGTTATTTTGTGGGCATTATGTGGCTTTGGAGCCACTAAAATCCTGGTCCTGATTTGGTTGTTGTTCTGGGTTTATTTAATCTTGCCAATAGCCGCCTCAATCACTTTTTTCTTCTTTCGGTAATATTTTGCTGCGTCACTACATTCTGTAGTGCAATACTTCTGGTGCTGACGTATTGGTGTATATTCTCGTCTACACCTTAAACATTTCTTACGTTGGTGTTTGAGCCTAACCATCTAAACCTACCTATGGGCCTTACAAGGGCATATACCCCACTTTACCCCACTTTACCCCACTTTACGCTATACCCCTAGCTGCCACCCTAAAATAACGTACCAGCAGCCCGCGCTAGGGCCTCCTGAGGTGTCCTATAGGGGTAAACCCTGCTTATGGGGTACTTTTACTTGCAGTGAATTGACACACATTCTCTGCAAGCTCGAACCTTTTGACATTTATTATTATATATATCTACTTGTGCAAGCCTAGCTATATAATGAATTGGCGGTACATGATCCCAATCTGTGGATGGATTGCCACAATAGATACATGGGTCATCTATATAACCTACATCATCATAATAGGGATCATATATAAGATATTGGTCTCTGGCGGTTTTCATATGATGTTAGAATTCTGGCGGGTAATAAGTGAGCTTTTTCTTTTCTGGCCATCCATCCGGTAAGTCCGAGTCTTTCCACAATGGTCCGGCCAAGGAGTATATGGCCGCGCCTATAACGAAGATAACGATACAGCTACACATTTTCCTTGGCCCATTGATACCAATGATAATAGAGGTAACGTGCGCCAGCACGGGTTATATTCAACTTGTCACCGATGGCTTGCCAAGTCATATTAAGTTTGTCACGACAGTGGATAACATCTAATACCTCCATCGGCTTTCTAGGTGCACCGTGATGGGTCTTGCTTCTTTTATCCTTCTTAGTCATTATGCTTTCTTCGATGCTCATGCTTATACCTCCTTGGCTAAGTATAGCATAAAAGTAGCCAAAGAACTACAAGCTATTGTATACTAGATAAGCCACTTCTTGAACTCATCCCCCTGTAATGTCGAAGCCATATTGATCTTCTTACGTAGTACTTGGATTAGCTTTTCGTCCAACGTACCTCTAGCTCGTAAGTCGATGTAAGTGACGGATTTAGTTTGCCCGATACGGTGGGCTCTATCTTCAGACTGTTGCCTGTCTTCGTTATCGAAACTGTTCGCATAGTAGAGAACAAGATTACAGGCTGTCCAGGTATTTCCAAACTTTCCAACGCTTTGGTTACTAACGATAAATCGGCAGGTGTCATCGGATTGAATACGACTCCGAGCTTCCAACCGTTCGTCAAGTGTTGTTTCTCCCCAGAAGCCAACAGTGCTTTCATCACCGAACTCCTTCCTTAGTCGAGCAACTATCTTTTGTAGGGCTCGTGGATATGGTGCCCAAATAATGGCTTTTCCTGCATGTTGGTGAAGTATTTCCACCACGGCCTCGGTGCGGTTTTCTGGAATATCCGTGAGCTCTCCGGATTCTGTGCGAACATGCCCACATAGAATATGCTGCATCTTTCCAAGCTGATCGAGTTTGATGCTGGCGGTACTAAAGACACCTGTCGCCACTTGTGCCATGGCGATGTCTCGCATATCGTGGTAGATTCTTTTTTGCTCATCTTCTAACTCCACATCCCAAAACTGGTAGATCTTAGGTGGTAGATCCAAACATTCATCTTTTGTGACACGGTAGCTGTACTTCATTATTTTTTGGTGTAGTTCTTCTTGGTTACGAAATCCAACAATAACGGTTGGTCTCTTATATTCTTTCTTATTAAGTTCGTCTTTTACCCGTTCTGCCATGGGTCGGAAGTCAACCCTTTCGGTAATGGCATAGCGATTTCTAAAACCAAAGAAACTTTTTTGTCCTATGATTCTCCAATCAAGAAAGCAATACTGCGAATACAAATCCATTGGACTTTCCGGGGCTACCAACCCGGTTAGAATTCGTCTTGCGATGAATTGAGAGGCCAATTGGGTGAGTATAAACTCGGTTCTTAGTGCAGATTCATGGGCAATGGTAGTAGATTCATCGATAACACCAATCACCTTGCGATGACGTAGAAACTGAAGTATATACTTACGAGCTGGACTTCTACTGCCACTAAGGGCTTCAATATTCATACATAGAAATCGTGGGCCGGTGGCCCTGAGCAAACAGTCAAGAGCGTAGGTTTGTTTCTTGTTTGCTCCGCTGATCCATGCGGCGACATTAATGGTTTTACGAACCTCAGGTGGTACCCACTTATCTATTTCCCCCGGTTCATTAGGGGTACCAATCCAGTTCATATAGCATCCCTTGGGAGCTAATACAACTAGATCTTGGGCATTGGTTGCATGAACTCTGGCAAGCCAGTCGTCTATAACCGGTCTGGACTTGCCAGTTCCCTGTTCCATTATTAGGGCATAGACTCCATGTTCGCGTAACAGCCCGACAGCCTTGTTTTGATGTTGAAAACTTGGTTCCATTAGTGTTCCTCTGGATGACACATTGGGTCTTCTTGATGCTGCCCACACCATTCGAAGAGATATTTGAGGGCATTTTTTATCTTTTGAGGGTCCTGTGGGCGGTGGTGTGGGTGTCGATGTGGTGGAGTATAGTCTTGGTATCGTAGTGGTGGTCTATTTACAATCATAGGGGTGTAGTACCACAGATAGCATCTGCCTCCAGAATCACATTCTCCCGGTAATGTGGTGATCATAACAGCGCCAAGCACTACACTTCCTATGAAAGAAGAACGCATTACTAGTCTCCTTCGATATCTTCAATGGTTTCATAGTTGGGGTCTTTGAGCACATCCTGCCGCCACTTCTTTTTCTCGGTTGGCCAGCATGTGTCGCAGCACTTTTCAAGCTCGATGCCACGGGCATCGTAGCGCCATTCACCTTCAAGTCCAGAACCGCATTTACAGAGTGCCATTGTTTCGATCCTTAGCAGTTAATACCGATAGTTGGGGTGGTGAATATGGGATAGTAGGTACAGTGATAAGTATCCCATGAATATTCTGGCCCGATCACATAGAATATACCGTTTTCAGCCCCACTACCTTTTGAGTCAAGTAGTTGTAGCTTGAGAGCTCTTGCCATGGATTCCAATTTGAACATGACTACTAATTCTAGTGGAGTTACTTCAAATTGGTCATCTATCATAAAATATCCGCCATTGTGTGGGCCAGTTCCACACACACTCACATGTGTGAATAGCCCATTGTTGAGCTCATAGGCAATGGTATTACCATTGAGGTCATCTGCTGATACAGGCTTAGGATCCCACCCTGCTGCTCTTAATTCCCGGTACATATGATCTGCTAGTTCTTGCACATAGGGTAACATGCTGAACTCCTTAGGTGCTTGTACAAAATACTATACCACAAAAACCTAACGATTGCAAAGGTAATTGGCTATATCATTAAAATTCCATTTGCTGGGGCCACCATTCCACACTTTATATTGAGTGGCTTCTAACCCACCCCTGAACAATGCTTCAGCTTGATCTCCCCTCATCATCCATAGTTCATCCGCACCTGCTTCTCTTTGAGATCTAGGGGTACGGCGAACGCCGATCCACGCATTGCCACCATACCGGCAACGGCGCATCAGCCATGCGACCTGGAGGGGTTTGATATGGACGTAGAATATGTGGGTCTGTTTAAATTCTATCCAGCCTTGACAACCGGTAGGAGTACAGAATTCGTTGTCGGGGATACCCCCTTGAGTAGCTCCAACTTCTAGGGTAGACCACTGCCACTCATGAAAATGTTGTCTGAATATCTGTCTTAATCCACCGTCTTTAGCCATTGAGATAATGGTCGAGTGTAAATCTAAGGTCTTGGTCTAGGTTTGTTTGTGTACGGAGCCATCTCATATAGTCTCGTGGTACATCTTTGAAATCAGTTCCTTTATGTTTACCAAATCCCATCTTTTGTAATAGGTTTGGACTACCGGTTATCATTTGAAGTTCAGCCGGTGAGTGTTTGGTTAACATGAGTTGAAGAATGCCGACTGTTGTAGCCACATCGTAGAAGGCTTGATGTGGAGCTCGTTGCTTTATAACGGGGGAAATAGATAGGTCTGGTTTGATTCCGAGCCAGTATCTGAGGATTTGGTTTGAGAATCCTGGGGCTTCTGGCCATATGTGCTTGGACACTCTAAGCGTGCAAATCCAGGGAGCGACCAGTTCCGGCAAGAACTTACTATCAAAATCAGAATTATGAGCAACAAGGAAAGTATCAGGCCCAAGTTCAGCAAGAAGTTTCGCAACGGCATGCTCCCTCGTTATAGCCCCTCGTTCAGCCGTTAAACAATCAGCGCGGATGTGATGGCTGGCTTGTGCTCGTGGGTCAATAGGCCCTTCATATTGGATGTATGTTTCATAACAGGATACAGGTTTCCAGTCTGGATCACTTAAAGTGATCCAGGCCAGTTCTATCATATTGCCGCCACGTTCTGGCAGATCGGATGTTTCGGTGTCAACTACGATTAATTTCATCGCTGTCACCTAAAAAAGACCCCCATTGGGCTGATCCGTCCCAATGGGGGTCAGTCGAGGGAACTTAAGCGGCCGGTTGGTCTGGGTCTTCAACAGCCTTCAGCTTCGGCTTCCGGGGCTTCTTCGGCTTAGGCTCCGCGGCTTCCTTTGGGGGCGGCGGGGGCGGGACATCGACAATGTGCGGACCAATATGAATGAACATATGGTCAGCATTGGAATCCCAACGCAAATCTGCTTGAGTCTGTGCCACTGTACGATTGAACGGTTCGCCGAGCAAAGCGTCAACGTACTGCTTGACAGTCATACCGGTGAAATACACCTTGAACCGATCGTTGGCAGTGCGGCTCTTGGCGTTTTCCTTCAGTATAGTAATCACGTGATCATCAGGAAACTTGTCGAGACGAGGACGGGTAACCTTGGGTGCAGCTTCTTGGGTCGGCTCAGTAGTCGTAGTATCAGTCATCGTATACACTCCTTCTGGTTCGGTACGATACCCCTACATACCATACTAATGTACCGAATGCAATAGGCTTTTGTAAATTATTTTGCAAGCTCTCCCCAGCTCTTACCGAGCTTTATATCTGTTAACATTGGGATAGTTATAGACGGCATAGCTTCTTCCATAATCTTAGCACAGACCTGTGCATCATCGGGGTTGGCGAAACTAAAGCCTAGTTCATCATGGATTTGTAAGAGGGGATCGTATCCAGCCTTATGGATATCCACCATTGCTTTCTTAATTTGTCGCGCGGCCGTCCCTTGTATCATCCGGTTAAAGGCTTTATGTGTGAATGCTCTTTTCATCCGTTCACCATACCATGGATGGTCAGGGTTATTTTGCCGTGCTGCTGCTTCTAGTTCTCCACAAGGATACACATTTAGATGTGGGTTCTTGGTTTTGTATTCTGCTTCCTTAGCAAAGTCCCTATACATTGGTTCCCACAAGCTGAAGTGATTACGAGCTCCATCTAGCATTTCAATATAACCAACCTGAGAAGCAAGTCGTGCATAAAGATCTGCTACTTCCTTGACAAATGGCATTTCTCTGTCATATTGATCCATTACTTTTCTAGCTTCATCTTCATCCATACCAGTCATAAGGCCAAACTTCTTTACACCGGCTCCATATGACTTGGCAAAGTTAACATCCTTTGCTCGACGTCGCTCTAGCCGGGTGATTTCTGCCACGTAGTTATGAAAGTCGGTATCCGGGTTCTGCCGGTACATATCAGCGGCGCGTTTGGCACCTCTACACCGGTTAAGTTCTGCCACATAGACGATAAGCCTATACTCTTGTTGGCGGTAGTCAATGCTACACCACTGTTCTCCATCTTCTGGGATAAAGCACGACCGAATAAGAGGAGCCAATTCATCATCTCTGCTCGGCATTTGTTGTAGAGGTGGATCGGCATAGCTGAACCGGTGGGAGCGAGCCCCGCCCGCCTCGCTACGGAATTGGTTGACTGATGGGTAGACTCGACTGTTGTGGGCATAGCTTAGAATGAATTTACCTAAGAATTTATCAGCAAAATCATACTGATGTTTGATCTTGTAGATGGCGCGTGGGAGCCAATGGTCATGAGTAGACATGAAATTCTTTTCAAAACTGGCTTGTCCTTCCGCATATGTATCACTCGGCTTCGTGTTAGGGTACCATAAACCCTTCTTATCAAACTGTTCTTTGAGCCATGCACTGCGACGTAGTTCTTTAATCGTGACTTTGGTATCCAATGCTTTACCAAGTTCGAGCATTGCTTCGTCACATCGTCTAATTATGTCTTGAGATAATTGTCTAGCTCTGATTGTATCGACACGAATACCACGTCGTTTCATGCCCAACGTCACCGGTAATAGGTCACGTTCAACTTGATAGGCGGTATCAAGATTCTCTGCAGATAATAGTGGGCGTAGCTTCTGTGCTAGAAGTAAGGTTTGAAGTGCATCAGCTTCAGCATATGGTCCAACATATCTTGCCGGTAATCGCCATAGATCTTCCTTACCTTTTCCGCCATATGCGGCAAGAGCTATATTCAATAAGGTTTCATCTTTACCGGGGAGTCCTAGTCCTTTACAAAGACTATCTAGGTTGTAAGATGATAGGTTTTCATTGACCATGGAGGCCATAGCCATTGTGTCATCTATCAGTTCTGGTGGCTTTATACCGAAGACAGATTGGATCCATCCCCAATCATACTGGAACCCATGAAATACAAATCTCGTGTGACGTTGTGCTGCCAGGGACTTGAGCCAGCGTCCAACGGTATCCAGATTGAAACATTGGGTTTCATAGTGACGGAGAGGTATATAAATAGATTGATCGCGCCATGCAGCAGAAATGCCAGAGATAAATCCGGTGTTAGCATTGGTGCGCTCATATTGATATGACCCTGGTCCCTTACCCTTCGCCAGCATCGGATCTTTTTCTTCGGTATCGATTGCAATTTCAGTTTCATTCGACAGGTCTGGTAGCTCTGTAGGCGGTGTCCATTCACTTTCTGGTACGAATAGTGGGAGTTGGTCAGGTGAAGGTTTGCTCCTGCTTACCATGCTGCACCTGCTTTATTTTTGGTCATAGTGCCCACCATCCTCCGGTGTTCCTGGGCCTGTTGGCTCACACTTTATCCGTGTTGCAATTCTTGACTCTTCTGCTACTATGATACATAGCAATGTTTCTCGCGCCTCTTTTAAATCTTCCCGGTTATTATAAGAGCAGAGAAAGTAGATATAGTCTCGCTCCGTAGAAGTAAGTTGATTAGCCAGAGCGAACTTTTCTACCTCTTGTTGAACTCGGTCGTTATCATAAGGGCGATGAATATCGTATATGTCGTACACCTCGATAAGTTTATCGAGGTAATGCAGTGCTTTGTTAAGATCAGTTAGGCGAGATTCAGCGCCATGTTTCTTACGCCATCGGGTCACATATGCAGTTGAGCATCCTTCTAGATAACCCATATCTAGCATGATAGCTAGGTCCCAATGCTGATAATCACTCCGGTAATGGGTTCCCCCCACCTGTATCTGATTCGCTTTTGACATGGAACTTCTCCCAAGATCTGATCCACCACCACTCTACTTCTTGGCAACAATGATCGGAAGGATGGCATTGTTCATAGAAGATTAGAAGTCTCTTTGCTACATACCGGGTGAGTCTTTTGTGAGGCTGGTTTTCATAGACTGCTCGTAGGCACCTGTCCGCAATAATCTGTCCATGCCAACTGCCGAGGTTCATTTGGTCCATACCAAACTCAGCCATTTCGATAAGTTCAATCTGTTTGAATAGCTTCTTTTCTTCTTCGTTTAATCTGGTTTGCTGAAAGGCACCCCAATAACTTAGTTGATCACAATAAGATTTATGTTCAAGGAAATCCATGTGTTCTTTTAATATCGGGTTATCTTTCTTTACTGGATATGGAATATCACCGGTATAATGTTCGCCTATATCATGAAACATAATATGACGAACCATGTGAGCATCTGGTACCTCAACAACACTGAGATATATTCGCATGATTTGCCATGAATGTTCGGCTGTTGTTTGCTGACCCATGATAGGCCAAGTATGATATCTACGAAGTTGTCCGGCTAACCGGGTGTCTAGACGCACTGCTTCAGCTTCATCTTTGTCTTGCATGATGTCGCTCCAACCATTCTTTTCCAGCTTGTTTCCAATCATCTGCTGCTACAGCTTCAATAATTTCCATAGCATCAGCCATTTGCCCATTCTTATATAGACAATGGGCCATAGCCATTCGCCATACGACTTGGCTTATAAAATGATTAGAAATACTACCAGGAATTAAATCGTAATTACCTTGATGCATTCCATCAATAAGGTTCATAGCTACAATTAAGTCATCATCGAATGTACGGGGATACATCATCAATGGCATTGTATCCCCATATGGTTCTGGTTTACTATCTTCTACATGGTTACCAGGATCCTCATGACACATCTTGTCGTAGATATCGATATACATATGGAGATTATTGGTGATTTGCCAATATTCACCAAGGTCTACTCCGATCCTACTAGCTAAATATTCCTGCATGATTGGGAAATGTACTGCATTCGCACCACAACAACCCCACAACAGATCATTAGACCGATTGAACACGGTCATATTTAAAGCACCCGATTGAATGCGGAAAGTAGCAACAAGATTACAAGGCTTGCTAGACATAGCTCTAAGGTCATCTCTTCCCGCTCCCCACATTTGTAGAACACACTGCCGAGTGTTCGGTTCTTTTCGGAGTTGATTTACGATTTCAGTTAGTTGATTATACAAGTTACCATAGATCCACCGATGCCCATAGGCATCCATTACGATACCATGTGTCCCAAACATCTTACCGAAGTCTTTGATATAGTATTCCAAGAACCGGGCGTCCTGTCTACCGGCTAACATCCACATAGCTTCCATCAAGTGAAAGAAGGGATTAGCGTCCCTAACCGGGTTGAGGAGGACGTGTTGCTTCGGGTTCTTATAGTGGATAGTCACAGGCTCTTGTGCAACGATGGCAGGACCGATCCTGGTTACTTCTGTATGCCCCTGCTGGATCAAATAGTTCATGGACTTGATGAGAGCATCTCGGACGTTGGTGGCCTCGATCACGTGCATATTAGTGTTCCCAATCAGTTATTCGTGGTTCAGTGTAAGGAGTCCCTTCTGTAGCTTCTGCAATATCAGCCATGGTTTGTTCATCAGGATCTGGTAGTTTAGTCTTACCAAACTTGTCTGGAAGGAGGCCATTACGATAGGTCTTATAGTCACAACGTGAACAGACTGGAATATCTTTCCTATTCCCGGCATACAAGACTTCTCTGGCAGCACTGAACGCTGGACCATTCCAGATCTTTCCTATCGTGGTTTCGTTTATATTCCCACACTTGTAAGTACCTCGCCAATCATTACAACAGTGAGATATATTTCCATCCCAGCGTATGCTAAGCTCTCGGAAAGGTTTGGCACATCGCTGTTGAAGTGGTTCAGTTAATGCCGGTGAACCGCACCCTGCATGATTGGTTAGGACTGAATGTGTGCCTTTAGATGTGACGGTCACATCCTCAAGAAAGACTAACATTTGATCTGTTATTTTATGGCGTTGGTGTGGATTACCTCGTTTGTCAGCCGGGTATTCATAGGTGGGGATTTCTATTGGATTTTCCTTTAGAGCATTTCGTATCTTAGGAATATATCCTACGCCAACATAATCATCCAGGGCAAGGATGTTTAAGCCAGCATCAAATAGTTCATCGATATTTGCAACCGGCCCAGGCTTACGAAGTAATCCACCCCCGTTGGAAGTTATCATAAGCTGAAGCTGAGGGGCATATCGCCGGGCTAGATCAATCATTTTAATGTAGTTTGGATGCATAGTTGGTTCCCCATGCATTGCAAACTCTATACGTGGGTTCCATCTAGCCACAACAATTCCGTACATGATTTCCTTTAGTGTGTTTTCCTCCATAAATTTATAGTTCTTGCCTAATTCTTCCTTTGACCGGATGCCTTGCAAGCCACAGAAGTTACACCGTAGATTGCATCCTTCACAAAGCTCTATCTGAATAGCATAAGGGCCTTCTTGACGGGCATATTCTCTATGTCTTACGGGCATTTTTCCCCTCCTCATATGCTTTCTGCCATTGAATAATTACGTCTCCCCTTTCTCCCATATCTTTCCAAACTGTATCGGTGGTCTTGATTACAACGCTCACATATGCAGGATGGTATTCTTTAAGCTTGTGTGCAGCTTCCATCTGCATTTCAGGTGTCCGATAACTACTGCAACCTCCTTCTGCACCGCTCCCACGTTGGTTCCAGACATATTGGTATGATACCCGGTTAGGATAACCTTTTCGTAATAATTGTAATGTGAGATCGAAGTCTTCCATAACCGGAATACGACCTAGTTTTACATCTAACTCTGCAAGTGCTTGTGTATCATAAGCATAGGCATTCATCATGCGAGTAACATCACGATATGGTTCTGGGCCTAGGAAGTTATTGCTTCCTTGCCGTGCTGCAAGACCTATATGGATAAAGCCTTGATCAAACCAACTTTCTAATGTTCTGAACATAGCTTCGAAACGATTTAGATCCTTGATAGTTTCAAGGGCTGGGTCAGCCATGTTAGGACGATAACAAAAGTCCATGTCATCATCTACCATTAACACAAATCGTTCGCCAGTTTTGATAGATAGCTGGGTCAAAATCCATTCGCGAGTACGTGATATACCATCATATTCTTTAGGTACATACGCGACAGTTACATTCACACCACGATTTTGTAATTCCGTAATGGCATTATTTCTATATCGTATTCCTTCCCATGTGTCATCGGGGATACATAATGTGACAGGACGCTTACATTTCATATCTATGAAATTGCGTAATGTCACCTGAGTTTTCCAATTAGGTCGTCCACGACTTGGAATAGCGATTAACATATGCCACCCCTTCTTTTAGCTTCCCGCCAATTCCAGCGTAAGCGGTCATTATTGATGGTAACTAACCCCGGCCATAGTTCTGTAAGCCTTACAAATGTATCATGTTCATTCTGGCGGTTGCGCCATTCGCTGCATCCGCCCGGTGCATTAGTCTTATCAGACTTAGACCATTCAGTTAGCACTGCTGTCTTATAACCTTGTGTCAATAACTGCAAATGAAAATGGTGTTCTTCACCAACAGGCATTTCAAATCTTGGCCAAGGTTCTGGTAAGAGATCCCTATTAATACAGAGTACTTGATTGAATCTTTGACATTCCATATGTTCTCGAGGTCTAGTTTGCGACATAAACTTATCAATAATCCCCACCATCGCATACTTGTCTAGATATTTGATTATTTCATAGACCATTATTTTTGTATCTTCTTTGGTAGCCGGTGGGAATAGTTTCCCATTTTCTGTACGTTTATAGAAGCTAAGATCATCATCTAATAGCAAAAGTTTACCTGTTCTATTTAGATTCAAAATAAAATCACGCTTCGCACCGGCACTATTGACTTCTTCAAATTGCACAATCGACACCACAGAAGGCAGGGTTCGTGCATATGCAGCACGTTGTTCATGAGGAACTACAACAGTTGTTCTTGGCCATAGATCATCGGACAAATTGTGAATTGTTTTTTGTACATGCGCGCGTGAGCGTGATGGTATGGCAATTTCAAACATGCTGATATACCTGCCGTGGACGTCCTAATCCCATCATTACCTTCGTGTATTTGCTATATTCGCAGCAGTGGTTCTGCGTATCTTGTGCATGAAACGGACCCAAACCATAGTCAGCTAGCCGTTCATTCTCTGCTTTTCGTAGCTCTTGTATACACTCTAACCAGTCTGCTTCATTCCATTTTGCATTGAGATCTCGCCCATGCACCACATTTAAACCACGCATACTCCCGGGTCCAGGTGCCGCCCATGTCCACCAATCTGGTACGTTCTGCATGAACGGTAAGTATTTCAAATCGGCGATGATTTGGGCTGTCATAAAGGAACCAAGGCCGGTTGCTCCTGTCTTTAACCAGTCATACATTTCCTGTAATGTGGGTGGGGATTGTAACCACGTTTCCCATTGTTTTTGCCAAGGCTTTTCACACCATTCATGAAAGTGAACAGCTACCCCCATCCCTTTCGAGTAACCTTGAGCCCCATTGATAATGAAGGCACCGGTCACATGAGGTGTCGGTAATTTTTTGATACAATTAAACAGAATTTCTGGCCGGTAACAGTTATGATCCATATACATTTCAAATACTGATCTATTAGTTATCACGTCAGGTTCATTAAAAAGCCCATCACAAGTAGATATGCGATTGTACCAGCGATAAAGAACAGTACCCGGTAAAACAAGAGGAGTTGCTCCATAAAAGTTGCGAATAGTTTTCTGGTAATGCAGCGACGTACGATCTCTTTCCCGGTAAACCTCAGTGAATCGGTATGCTTGTAGAATAGGATCTGTTGTCCATGGCCAAGGTTCGCCAGCAGTTTTCCTATGGTATATCTTATTTCTTTCGATAAGGAATGCGATATACCTTTCGAATGGGTCTTTGATTTCTTGTATATTCATGAAAACAGTCCCTCGAAATAGTATTTTTTGTCAGGGTGTACTAGTACCAGATCCTCGAACGTGCGGGTGATACCGGTGTAGAAAACTCTGGTTTCTTCGTCTGAATTAGTTGCGAACGTATCTGTTGTCTTTGTTGTTTCTGATAGCA